CTTATAGTGTAATTAAAAACAATACACTATGAAAAAGACACTTTTAATTTTAGCAATCCTTTTAGGATCCCAGGCGTATTCCCAGAATGTTGTAGTTCCAAACAATAAAGATATTGTTGTATTTCAGGGTCGTATTTTATATGGTGGTTTCGATGTTCCGCTACGTAAAATTCACTATGAAACAAGCATTGGTGATATGTTTGTAGAAGGAACTGATTCTTTAACTAAAACTGTAACACTTTATCACGAAAGACCACATTATAGTTATAATGCCTATTTACACTACACGGTTTATACTAATGGTGACATAAGAATAAATTTGCGTTATGAGCAAGAGATGCAAAACAATTACAGGGATAAGCGTCTTGTAAAATCACCTGTTATTAAATTTACTAAGCAGGAGTGGTTAGCACTTCATAAAAGCCCTTTCATTTACATTTATTAAACCTGTTCCCGGCGTTTTTCTTGTGTTTCATATATAGCATTGTAAATAACAATACATTACAATGCCTTTTCAACCCGGACAATCAGGTAACCCAAATGGTAAACCCAAGGGTTCCGTAAACAAATCAACCAAAGAGATCCGTGAAGCTTACCAAGCATTTGTGGAATCCAATATCCCAGAATTCCAAACTTGGTTACAGAACATAGATGATCCGGCCAAAAGGTTCGACATCGTTGTAAAGCTAAGTGAATACTTTATCCCCAAACTAAATCGAACCGAACTAACTGGGGAGGACGGAAAAGATCTATTCTCCAATGTAACTTTTAACTTTACAACGGCAGATGGAGATAAAGAGTAATGTAAATTTCTATTCCGCCCAACAGAAAGTATTGGAAGGGATTACCAACGACAAGACAAAGCACCATGTTCTTGTTAGTTCAAGACAGGTTGGTAAAACCCTCATTGCTCTTAATCTGTTATTAAAGTGGGCACTGGAATCTAAGGACCAATACTGTCTGCTTGTCTCACCAATCTTTTCCCAAAGTAAAAAGGCCTTCTTAGAATTAGCCAAAGCGTGTGGACCTAACAATCCTCTTGTCGTATCCAGCAATGCTTCAGAACTTATGCTGACCTTCCGTAATGGTTCTGTAATTCGTATGGTGTCTGGGGAGACAGACCAGAACCTACGTGGTATTACCCTAACCCATTTAATCGTGGATGAGGCAGCTTACATTAGGGAAACCCTATGGACCGAAGTTCTTAGACCAGCATGTATGATTCGGGGTAAGAAAGTCTTGTTCATCTCTACACCCCGTTCTAAGAATTGGTTCTACAACATCTACGAAATGGGTATGTCCACAGACCACCCGGATTGGAAATCATACAGGATTACCTCAGAGGAGAACCCATACCTAAACAAAGAGGAATTAGACTCCGCCAGAAAGTCCTTACCCGCTGAGATATTTGCCGCCGAATACATGGGAGTCTTTACGGAATCTGGTTCTGGTGTATTCCAATCCTTTGGTCATTGTGTTAACCTGGACTATTTAAAGACTGGTCCCCAACAAAACAAGCGCTACTTCGCTGGTGTGGATCTTGCTATAGCAAACGACTATACGGTGGTTACAATCATGGATTCTGAAGGCAACCTGGTGGACTGGTTTAGGGAGAACAAAACATCTTGGGAACAGATCATAGACCAGGTCAAAGAAAAACTAAAGATCTGGAACGCCACCGCCTATGTCGAACTTAACTCTATTGGGTCAGTGGTCTACGAACAACTACGTAAAAGCCTTGGGGCTAAGGTTAAAGGGTTTACTACAACCCAGCAATCCAAGAACGACATCATAGAAAACCTTAAGCTTAGCTTTGAGGATAACTTGGTTAGTCTTCCGCCCGAACATATATGGCCCGAACTACACTTAGAACTTTCCACGTTTACTTACAAGGTCTTACCCTCAGGTAAACTAAGTTATTCAGCACCTTCGGGAATGCATGATGATATTACCATGAGTCTTGCTTTATGCAACCAAGCATATTCTGAATCCAAAAGAAAATCTGTGTATTTCATGGGTGGATAACGAAACCCCCAGAAGACCAACCCATATAATAAGGGATGGCAAAACAGATATTTAAAAACACCCAGATCTTAAATGCAAACATAGTCAAGGATCCCTTTGTGCAAAAGTGTGTAGAGTATGCCTTGGATAACGATGTAGAATATGAGGACCAACAAAGGTATGTCCTGTTTTACCCCGACAAAGACTACCGACTGTTTGTAACCCACATGGGTCCAGAATACCAGTTTTACTATTTGGGTATGGGTAATTACAAAAGTATAAGAAGGGGTAGGTTTAAAAATCCCGAAGCCCTATTCAAATGGGCGAAACAACATATTCTGGAGTAAGTATAATGTTTGTCTTTGAATACTCAACAAGGATAACTTATCTTCTTACAAAGTCCCGGTTCTCATCTTCCGGGACTTTTTTTTGTGCTTACATTTTTTTGTCCCGGAGGTTAAGACTATATTGTAGTGTAATTAAAACAAGAAGATATGTTCAAAACTAAAACATTAATATCCAGCAAATACCTTAAGGACGCCAAACTAATGGGTTGGGGTTTCTTTTGGGAAAATCAAGAACCCGGTGGTATCGGTCTAAACTTTAGTAACATAAACCACCCAGAGGTTAAAGCAGCCACATTACAAATGCAACATGCATTCGAAAACAAAGAATGGTTCCTTAAAGAAAATCCGCTAACCCCTGCCCTTATCATGGATTTAAAAAACAACCTATTAGTCGGTGGTAGTCTATTACCCCAGTTCCTCGCTATCAAGAATCCATCTCCAACCAGGGTAGAGCAACACTTCATGCTACTCTATAGATGTTTCTTGTCTTACCTAATTCTCTTGGACCAGGGCATTTGTAGAGAGGACGAATATAATGGTTTTGTTTTCTATTATTCTAAGTAATTTCGGATTCCATTTTTTTAAAACGTGGGTTGGTCCTATATTAGCTTCATAATCAAACAACAACAAGTATTATGAGCATTAACACACTTCCTTCTAACTGGTCATCTCTTACCGAAACCGAAAAAGATATTATGACCTTCGAAACTCAGATCGAACGTTTTGTAACAATCCAGAAACGTCGCCCTCTTAACAAACGTGAGGTAGAACACATGGAGTCTTTAAAGACTAAACTTTCTGACTACATCTCTAAATGGGGAACTAAATAATCTTAAGACCCAGTCAAATAAGTAGAAGGGGCAGATCCACCAAGGGTCTGTCCCTTTTTTAGTTCCTCTTCCAAATGTGGGTTGGCTTCCAAGACTTCCTGTATATCCTGGATCTGTTTTAGAATCCTTTCGTTCTTGGCCTTGGCGTGCTGCTTAAGCATTGCCCTGTGGGCTACCTTAGCTTTCTGATTCTTTCTGTTCTTTGATTTGCCCATGAAATATAAGTTCTTTTGCTTGATATATATGTAGCAATTACACAAGAATTATATGGTCCAATCCTGGAAAGATCTCACTGCTGAACAATACCTTAAAATCATGGGCACCGAAGATGCTAAGCAATTAGTGTCTATTGTTTATGGTAAAGATGCTAACTCCATTCCGGCTTCTTATTATTCCAATGGGGCTTTAGACTTCTTAAAACAAGATCCCCCAAAAACCGACGTGTTAACCTTCCGCTCCGGAGACAAGGTTTATAAGTTGACCCATATGGACAAATTAAGTATGGGTGAATACATCGACCTGACTACCTATGCTGAAACCTGGAAGACCAACATTTTTAAGATTATGTGTATTCTATACAGACCTATGAAGGGACTGAACTGGAAACACAAACTAAAGATGTGGTGGGGTAAGAAGGCTTTTGACGGCGGAGCAATTTTAGGCAACCAAAAAATCATGGCGTTGGGTAACAACATTATCCACAACATGGATTACACTTTGGAAACCTATGACCCTGAGGTCCACTTAAAAAACGAAGAGGACTTCAAGAATATGTCCGCCGACCAGTTCCACTCTTTTGTGCTTTTTTTTTCGCTGGTCTTAACGACAAGAATTCCAGGTATCCTCAAATCTATACAACCGAACCAAAATCAGAAAAAAGCTTAGCCCAAAAAGCCCAAGCAGAATTTTCCTTGCAGTCATGGGGTTGGTATAATGTCCTGGATGTGGTCACACACTCACAGGTTTGGGAGCAGGATAGGGTTTTAGAAATGCCCGCCGACCAGGTGCTAACCTTCTACTGTTATCTGTTAGACAAGAACAAGAAAGAGAGATTAGATATGGAAGCAAGGTCCCGCCAATCAAAATAGACCGAAAACATATTTAAAGACATATGAGCACGACAACCCAATACCAAGTAACCGACAGAATCCTAAATCTTGCGGAGAACCACCAGTTGGTTAACCAGGTCAGGTTTGGGTTCTTGTCAGACATCGATGTTAACTTCGAAGTCAATCCAATAACCTTCTACCTTATCCCAGATGGGGCAAGCTACCCAAGAGAGAATATAATCCGCTACAGGTTTATCATGTATGCTTGGGATACCCTGTTACCTGATGAGGCCAACTTGAAAGATATAGTGTCAGACACCACTTCGGTCCTAAACGACATCTACACCAAGTTGATTTACAACACTGATCCAAATTCATGGGTGGTAACATCGGGAGGTTCTTACAGATACTTTAAAGAAAAACTAAAAGACATGGTGGCTGGTGCCGCCTTAACTATAGACGTAGAAACCTACGCCGACCCTTGCACAACTAACCTACCATTCAACTAATGACCACATTTATAGACAAGGATGAATTCGAAGCTATCTTAAGAGACCTGGGAATCCAGGCCATTAATGAGGCGGGCATTGGTAGACAAACAGGGAGACTTAGAAACACCCTAATTGTTGACGCCACCCCTGACGGATACGTTCTTGAATTTGAACCTTATGGTCTATACTTAGATGCTGGTGTTCAAGGAACCCAACGTGGTATATCTGGCCTTGGTTATAACAACACCCAATTTAGATTCTCCGGCCAATACAAAATGATCGGTGGAAATCTTGGAGGACCTGGTCCAGGTGGATATGCAATTAGAACAGCAGTTTACAGAGATGGTATTGCTGCTAAACCTTGGATAGACCGTGCACTCTTCTTAATCACAGAAGAAGGAGCAGATCTGTTCGAAAGACAAATAACAGAAAACTTTGAGACCTATGTGGAACAGGAATTCCCAAGAGCGGTCGTAAATGTAACACTATAACATGGCTTGGTCAAAAACTGAATACACATATGAATTAGCACCGGCCCACAACCTAAACTGGGTTACGGCGCTAAACGATACAGACTATAACGAAAACTCTTTCCGTTATTCGTTCGACATCCGAATGACAGACATCGGTGGAACCTTTACCCCGGGGTTAACTGGGTCATCTCTTGGAACCTTCTACGTTCCACCCCGCCCAATTACAGGTGAGGGTAAACTTAGTCCATCTGGTATTTGGAAAGACAACCTGGCTACTTCCCTTGACCCAGCGGGTGCTTCAGGTGGTGGTGCTTCAGGTGCTGGGTATAAACAAACCCAAGTCACTTACGGATACAACTACATTAACACTTCGGGAGTCGGAGTTACTGGTTCTCCAATTACTGGGGCAACCAAAAGAACTTGGTCAGCCATTTTCGATTATGAAGAATGGGCCAACTACGACTATACCGAATGGGAGGTAGGATCTACGGGAACTACGGGTTCGGTGAACTTCCTAACAGACGGACCAACTTCCAGATGTGCCCTAAATAACGACCTGCTTTATGCACTGGTCAAAGACTATACACCACCCAGTGGTTCTTTCAACACTACCAACACTACCCAGGACAAAATAGACTTTGCTTCCAATGGTTTTTATGGCGGTGATTGGTTTGAGGTAGTAAACCCAGACTCAACAGGGGGAACAGATCTTACTTGGACATTTAGTGGAGGCGTCGGGGTTTATGCTGGATCCTTCCCAAATGTAAACTCTTACTCTAACATTCTTGTCCCAACCCCACAGAACAATGCTTACATTAGACTAAGAGCCGGTGGAACTTATGTCTTCCAGTTCTTAACAGATTCTGCTTATGGCATACAAACTTCTGGATTCCACGTTTATGGTAAGAGAGACGACAATGGGGTTTGGGAAAGGCTAACATCTTTCACAGAATATGATGCTTCCGGACAACAACAGTTTAGGGCATCAGCCACTATCGGTTCTTCTTATGGATATGAGGTGTTAGGTATAGCAGTCGATGCTGGATATTCTTTTACCTCTGAAATATCAGAACTACAATTCTTGGTTTACACCAACCCAGGTGGTATGGCTTGGGCAGTTAACGAAGGTGGCACAGTTACAGAATACGATGTTACTGTAGACCAGATGAACTACCTAAATACTGGAACCCTGGCACTTGGTGCTACTGGAGATTACAACGTCGCTATCATAAACACAGCAAACGGAGATCCACTAACCAAAACGGTTTCCTATGATACTGATTGTAACACTTGTGGAAACTGTGAGAAGGTCTCTTTGGTGTGGTTAAATTCTAAGGGTGGTTATGATGTGTTTAACTTCCGTTGCACCAACACTAAAAACTACCAGGTTACCAGACAGGAAGCTAACAGATTCTTGGGTGAGGGCTACACAGTAGGTCAGCGTGGTTTTATGAACCCCAAGAACTCAATGCAACTGGTTAAGACTGTCAACACCAACTACACTGGTCAGGCGGATATAGAATGGCTGGAATCTGCTCTGAGGTCCCCAGACGTTTACGAACTTCGTGATGATAACACACTAATCCCTGTCGTGATTGATACGACCTCTTATAACACATTTGTTACTCCAGACAAAATTAAGATTGTAGAGTTCGAATACCGATTGGGTTATAACATAGAAAGTCAGAACATCTAATGAATATAGAACTGCTCATAGAAAATGGAACTAAGGTTTACAACTATGTGCCTTCTTCCTCTGGTAATACAACTATTGGTTCCCTAAAAAGAATCGATAACCAACAGGGGTTTGCTCTTGACTTATACCCCGACGAAAAGATTAGTCTGTCTTACCAGATTGCTGAGGTTAGGGATCCCAACAAAAAGACCACTTCGTTTAGTAAGTCTTTCTACATTCCGGGCACAGCAAGAAACAATCTGGCAATGGGATACGCTTACAACCCATTAGTCGATGAAGCATGGAGGGTTGGGACAACTACAGCAGACACAACTAACCAGGAATACAATGTTACTTATAGAAATGCTTTTCTTACTGTTAATGGAGTTCTATCTTTTACTGGAACCCTGGAAATACTTAAAGCCAAAACACAGAACGGAAACATTGTCTCCTACGAAGTATTCTTTTTGGCTTCTGAAAATACACTCTTAGATCTTTGGGACCAGGTCCAACTACCTGAACTAAACTTTGGTGGTGAGTTCCCAGCTATGACTGGATCTCCTACAAACTTTAGAGCGGCGATGGATAACACTGACGCCGATGCTACCTTTAGTATTGCTGGAACCAACTATAATGGGTTTACGTTTGGTTATCCCGACTGGGGTTTCGAAGACGCTCCACTTATTTCAGCGGCCACTGGATCTTACCCATATGTTGGCTACAACCCTTCAGAACTAACAACTATCTGGCAAGACAGTTCCTCAGCTCCATCTGACGAAAGACAATGTGGGTTAAGGTTCGGTTATAATGTCCTACCTTACCAATATCTAAAATCTCTGGTCGATAAGATCTTTGAATTGGCCGGGTATTCTTACGAATCTACATTTTTCAATTCAGTAGACTTTAGACAGATGCTACTGCTTTACTATGACCAAACATCTATTGGGTCTAATATGTTTATGAAGATGGCAGCAACCTGTCCAGGTGATGCTGTAACAAGAACAGGAGCCAATGATGAATACTTTCCAGACTTCAATGGCAACAATGTTCTAACCAATACACTGGACGGGGATTATTCCTACGATGCAGTTCCAGCTGCTATGACATTTGAGTCTGGTAAAACAGAAGACATCTACGGGGTTTACATCGGTGATGGTGTATTCCGTTTCCCAACCCCAGGAACTTGGACAATCCAACTAAAGGCTTGGCCGGGTGCTTTATTTGGGTGGGACCAAACAATCTCTCCATGTTCCAGTGGTTGTGTGGATCCTAACTACTATCCACATGCTACCTACCCAATCTTGGGCACCGACTCCTACATAAACTTTTCAAATTCAAGTAGAGGCCTTTTGATTAGCGAATCTATTTCCGGCGGTTCACGTAATCCTATCACAGACCAGTATAGAGGCACGTATACAAAAAATGCTTCGACTTACTGTCAGTGGGAATATAGAGCAGACCACTTCTCTACTCCACTAAGTTTTACGATTACAACCATTGCCCCAAATGAGGAATGGACACTAAGTATGACCACTGATGCTTCGGACTACTACAATGCTCCTGTAGCAGGACCTTGTCCTACATTCCCAACAGCAGACAGACTATACAGACCATTCTGTGATTTTGTAATTGAGGACGTTTCTATCCTATACCCTAACTGGTCTCAGACAGTCCCAGACATTTCGTGTAAGGAATTCTTTAACAACCTGGTTTCCCACTTTAATCTGTTCGTGCAAATCAACCCGAATGAGAGAAAGGTAATCATAGACGATAGGGACAACTTCTTTACCAATGGGGAAATCCAAGACTGGTCCAGTAAGATTGACCTGTCCCAAGATAGGGAAATACAAAACTTTACCCCACCTAAGAATGTCTTAATGTCATTCGAAGAGTCGGAGAACTGGATGGATGTAGACTACAGATCCCAACAGTCTAACATAGATGGTCTACCATATGGTTCACTGAAAGTGATTAACAACTACGGAGACGGAAACTTAGAAATTAAATCCCCGTTCTCTCCACCAACCCAATACTATGCTAAGTTCTGGAGACTAAGCACTGCTGGGGGATTCCAAATTTTGGAGGAGAACGGACAGAACATAAAATACACAACCACTTCGGGTGGTGATACAGTATACCCAAACATTCCAGTCTTATCTCTATACCCGAAAGATGAGAATGGTAGGATCCCAACTGAAAAGTCTAAGTTATACATTGCTTACAATAATGGATTTGTAGACAACCCAGTTAGACGTGGACAGTTTGGAAACGCAACTGCAGTATATGCCCCAATCTCTACACTGACCTCATCGACAACATTGTCAGAACCAGGAGGGACAAGGGCAGCACACGTAATCAGTCAGACTTCTAAGTTTACTGGAACACCAAGTTCAAAGGCACAAGTCCAATTGTTTAGCAACACCCTTTCTACAGCAACTGAAAGAGGGTTTGTTACAACGGCTTACAACGCCTCCAACCAGAACACCATGTATAACAAATACTGGGAAAACTATTTGGACAACCAGGCAGATACTAAGATTTATAGACTGAAAGCATATCTTACTAATAGAGACATAAGTCTATTCCAGTTTAGGAACCCAATCTTCCTGGACTTGAATGGAGACGGACAGTATTACATTGTTAACAAAATCGACATAGACCCAACACAAAACGGGGCGGCAACTTTAGAACTTTACACGTTCAACCCACTCTATTTCGATTTCGATGTTGACCTATCAATACCGGAATTCCCTTATGAACCAATACCACCAACTGAATAATTATGGCAGAAGCACGGATAGACATAGTCGTTAATGATAATTCGATAAACGGATTAGAAGCGAAATTACAGAAGCTCCAAGCAGAGCTTAAAGAGACAGCAGTTGGATCTGCTGAGTTTAAAAGACTGGCTGGAGAAATAAAGGGTGTCCAAACCCAATTGGATAGTGCTAATAGTGCATTACAGAAATTTGATGTTGGTGCAGCTGTTGGTAATGCCTCTAAGATCCTTGGTGGTTTGGCAGCTGGTATCGCTGGTCTTTCTGTTCTGTTTGTAGATGCTGAAGACGATACTGAAAAATTGGCAGAATCTCAACAAAGACTGGCAGCAGCATTTGGTATTGTTCAAGCAGCTGAAGCAGTAGCTACAATTTTTACTCTAAGTAATACTGCTGCATTAGTAGAAAATACTGTAGCTACAGAAGCAGCTTTTGCAGCCTCTTTAAAAAGGCAAGCAGGTATTACCACAGAAGCTGGTGCTGAAAAAGTTTTAGCTACCGCCCTTACTGAAGCTGGTATTGCTTACACCGTTAATACAGACAGAGCATTAAAATACGATTTAGTAATTAATAAAACTAACTTAGATCTTAGAGCACTGAATGGACAGATAATTGCAACCAATGCAGCAACGGGTGAGCAGGTTTTGGTTTATGATGCAGCAACAGGTGCTATAGTTCAATATGACTCAGCAGTTCTTTCAGCAGCAGAAGCAAATGCTGTTCAAGCAGCAAGTGCAGGTGCAGCAGCTAAAGCAACTACCGTTCTTGGTAAAGCTATGAAATTTTTAGCAAGTCCGGGTGGAATTATTGCTATAGCAACTGCTCTTATAATTGGTCTGTATTTAGCTATTGATTCTTTAACAAAAAGTTTTGAAGAAAGCTTAGTAGTTGGTCAATACGGAACAGCAATAGAAGATTTAAGTTCTATAGTAGATTCTTCAATCAGTAAATTTGATGACGCAACCCAAAAGGTAGTTGCTTACCAATCCGCTTTAAGGACAGGAGTATTAACCGCAGAGGAAAGGGCGGAAGCAGAGGATACTTTAAGAGAGGCCCTGATTGCTTCTGGAATAGCACAAGATGATGTTAACAGAATTATAGATGCTGGTGTAGAATCAGTAGAGGCTTACATTGCCATTTTACCAAAGCTTTTAGAACAGCAGGTTTTATTCCAAGCACTTACCAACGCTTACTCTGAATTGTTATCTATACAAACTGACATTTCTGCTTCAGCCCCAGGATTCTGGCAAACTACCGGAAACCTCATTACATCTTTCGGTAACACTTTTGCTTTCCAAATTAAACAAGCACAAACAACTGCTGAAAACTTTAATGAGTCAATAGACGATACACAAAGTCAGATTGATACCCTATTAGAAAGGTTTGAAAAAACCCTTAGCGAAAACAAGGGTTTGCTTGATGGCATTCTTTTTGGAAAGGACGGAAATGGTAGTGGAACTAAAAAACAAATCCAAGATATTTCTAAAGAAATTCTTTCTTTGGTTCGTAAAGCTACCACAGACGAAATAACAGCTTCTACAGAGGGTTTTGAAGAGAAGAGAAGACTAAGACAGGAAGATGCTAAAAACGAAATAGAGGATCTAAACAACAGACTTAAAGAAGTTCTTGACGCTGACAATATAACAGAAAAACAAAAAAGGGAATTTACCGACGCTACAACAAAAGCTATTGCTGCAGCCCGTAGGAAACTTAACGATGATCTTAAACAACTCTATGCAGAAGACGCACAGAATTTCGTGGATACCCTAAGGGATATTGTTGATGAATCACAAGAACTTGACGAAGAAAAATACGATCAAACTTTAGATGAAACAGCAAGATTTTATTCTAAGCAGGAACAACTATTAAGGGCACAACTTCTAAAAAACCAAATAACAGAAGCTGAATACGACCAGGCAATTTTAGACGAAAGATTGGATGCTGTCCAATCTGAATTCGATGCAATTAAAAATTTGACTGCAAAAAATTTGGCTCAAATTGCAAGTGAGGAGGAAAGATTAAGAGGTAGAACGGATCAAGCATCTCTTGACAGACTGGTAGAATTAGCTGATGAGAAGAAAAAAATTGAAGAAGGTCTTGTTGCAGCTACAAGTGAATTTGAAACCAAAAAGCTGGAAATCGAAAACGATCGAATAGAGGCTACTTTAGAAGCAGAAGAAAAGGCTGCAGACAAGATAAAGGAAGAACAAGAAGAAAAGTTACAAGATTTTGAATTATATGTAGAAGGTATTACCAACATAATTCAGCAGGGTCTTGATATAGCCTTACAATACTATTCTGCTCAGCAAGATCTTATTGCTATAAAATTACAAAACGATTTAGATGCCCTTGATAAGAGAGCAGAAGAATCACAACAAAATTTTAAAGCAAAGCAAGACCAAATAAACAAAAGTGAAGTTCTTTCGGCTGAAGCTAAGGAAAATGCTTTAGCCCAATTGGAAGAGAAAAGACTTGCCGAAGAAGCTAAGGCTGCAAAACAAAGAGAAAGGTTAGAAAAAAATGCAGCCAGAGAGCAATTAGAAATACAACGAAAAACAGCTCAGGCTAATCTTGGTATTGCAATTGCAGATCTAACAGCCCAAGCGGCTATAGAGGTTGCTAAGTTAGTAATTAAGTCTGCAGGAAACCCATTTAATCTTGCTTTAATTCCGGTTGTCCTTGGTGGCCTTGCATCAGCAGTAGTAACATACAAAGGACAAATAAATGCTATTGATGCACAGTTAAATGGTCTTGGTTTTGCAGAGGGTGGATTCGTTTCTGGACCTGGAACAGGGAGTTCGGATTCTATCCCAGCCAGACTATCCAATGGTGAGTATGTGGTAAACGCCCAATCAACGGCGGCGAACTTACCACTTCTTGAATCTATAAATTCTACGGGTGGATCTAACTCCGGTGATATGACTGCAGTCCTAAACGAACTAAGAGGAGAAATAAAACAACTAAGACAAAAACCGGTTAAGGCCTACGTGGTAACTGAGGAGCTAACAGAAGCAAACCGCACAGAAGACTATATAGAGCGTAGAGCCCAACTATAAAAAACAGAACGAACATGAAAAGATTTTTTAAGGTTATTGAATTACTACTTAACGAAGAAGCAGAAGCCTATTTGGATTCGGTTTCTATAGTAGACAAACCAGCTATCGAAAGAGGATTTATTGCTTTCCGCGAGGATAAGCCTTCGAAGCTTTATTTCAATGACGATGAAATGATAGTTCTTGGACCAGCAATGGTGCCAAACCAAAGAATCCCAAGGACAGACGAAAACGGTGAAGTTTACTTTGTATATTTTTCACCAGAAACCATTAAGATGGCGGCTGACCTATTCTTAAAGAAAGACAAGGCATCTAAGAACAATGTAAACCACGGAACAGATTTTTCAGACAAACTACATGTTATGGAGTCTTGGGTTAAGGAGTCTAACAACGACAAATCCACAGACTATGGTTATTCAGATTTACCAGTCGGAACGTGGTTCGTTTCTATGAAGGTAGACGACATGGAAACTTGGGAAAGAATTAAATCTGGTGAACTAACAGGATTTTCAGTAGAAGGAGCATTCATGTTCGGCGACGAAAACTTGGAAGCTGTTAAGTTCGCAAGACACAAGAAGAAATACACAGATATTAGGAGAAGATACAGAAAGGTCTACAAAGGTCTAACCAATGAGGAGAAAGCACAAATGGATGTCTTGATCTATACACTGGAAGAAATGGCCACTGACAAGTATGCAGATCCCAATGAAGCTATTGCCAGATCCACAGAGTTAGGACTGGAGGGCAGGATACATTCACACACTGATAATGGTATGACCTATTACATGCCAGGAGCAAATCATGAAGAATACGAACTTGCCCTACTCACAATGGAAGTCGACGTTGCCGACCTACCAGACTATGTAGACCCAGGTGCTACTGGTGATATTGTTTCACAGGAATACCAATCTTATGTGGACTACCCAGTTGCTGCTACAAACAATGCTAAGAAGGCATTGGAGTGGAGAGAAAAATACCCGAATGAGGTTAAGGCTGGAACACGTATTGGTTGGACCAGAGCAAATCAGTTAGCAAACAGACAACCTATTTCCGAAGAGACCATAGGTCGTATGGCGGCATTCGAAAGACACAGATCTAATTCCAAAATCGACGCTGACAAGAAAGGTAAACCATGGACTGATAATGGTTATGTCGCTTGGCTGATTTGGGGTGGAGATGAAGGCATAGCTTGGGCCCAAAGAAAAATTCAGCAACTAAACAGAGAGAAGGATTCATTTGTAGAAGTTGCTCCAGGTGAATCTAAAGACGATTACATCGGAAGATGTATGTCTTCTCTACAAGGAGAATACCCAGACCAAGACCAAAGATATGCAGTTTGTATTTCAGAGTGGGAAGGGTTCGCCGCTGTAGAAGACCTACAAG